TTATCTAAAATCTCTAGATCACTTGGTTGGCTTTTAGTAAATAAATTGAGCTGTTTCATTGTAACATTCCTTTCAACTAACTCCTCCTACGGAATTGTAGGATTACGATGGACACGGCTTATCGGAAAGGTTCTGTCAATTACCGAAGTGGAAGAAAATCGTCTTTGTCGACGACCACTTAGGAGGAGCTATTTTCTGGGAACGTAGCCGTCAGGACTCCAACTTGTTGGAGGGTGATTTACAGGTTCTCGGGAGATAGGCCCAACTGGAAGTTATCATATAATTTTCGTAGTAGTAGTTAGTACTGTTCTTAGAAAGTGGTACACGTTTTTGACTTGTCGTACTTAACGACAAACAAAATTCTTACGAACAGATAACTTTGTACTTCGCAAAGTTATACGATTGAAGCACGGGGGGCTACCCCCTGCAATATCGTGTTACCTAATCACAGTACGTGAATATGAGTGGAATCATAATGGTGCGAATAGCACTTATGATGGAATCGAACCTGACCTGACGTACTTCACGGCAGACAGGCTTGTATCTCCTTTTGGGTATCACGTCCCTTTTACTGACTGCGAAATGTTATGTAATGAAGAGAATCCTACGAAGTATGATGAACGAAATGGAATGATATTTCCAGACATAAAAGGAAACGGCTGCTCCAAAAGGCATAAAGGGTCTGTCTAGACCTGAAATAGCACTTAGACCCCTGTCAGGGAATGTGATGAAAGGGATTGATGATAATCAATATGAATGTGTGTGGCTCGATGCCACCTCATATTCATTAGTAATATCAACGGCTTACAAATGTGAATTGACAGGTATATAAGTAGTATGGTTATACTCTCGTAGAGTAATTAAAAGAGCTGCCTATGAAAGCAAATAACGAACAACAAGAACGATACAGTAGATCAATAGTTCCGATGGAAGACATACAGAAGAACAGTCAAGTACTCTTACCTAATCATACACAAGTAACTGAAGCACAAGCTGAATTAGTACACGCAATGTTGCATGATGGTTGCAACCCAACAGAAGGTGCAAAGAGGTTGGGTAGGAATAAAGCATGGGCTTACAAAACCATTGCAAAACAACACGTTGTGGAATATAGACAACAAATAGCAATGAGTTGTTTAGGTTGGGACGCAACACAAGCATTGGCAACCATGAGAGATCTGTTGAATGCTAAGTCATCTCATGTAAGATTGGAAGCAAGTAGGGATCTGATGGATCGTGCTGGTCTGAGAGTAGATGCACCTAGACAGAGCAATACTTCTGTAAATATAAACTTCAATGTTGACTGAGGGGCCCCACGGCATACACGTCACTATAGACATACGGCTTGAAATTATAGACGCTGACACTATAACAGGTAAACCACACTCATGATATAATGTGAAAAGACAAATACTAAAAAATAATTTTATATAAATAAAGCCAAAAACACAAGGAGATAAATATGGGTGGAAGTTCAAGTGATTCAGGAGGATCAAGCAATCTTGAAAGCCTAAGGTCAAGAGATAGAGCAATGGCAGAGGCAACCAATCGTGCCAAAGCAGAACAGGAAGCTAAATCAAGACAAAGCAGTTTTGATGATTATCAGCAACAACGTAGTGCAGCTTCTCAGGGTATAGATGTAATGATAAGTCCTCAGAAAGCTAAGACAGTTAGAGAAAATGCAGGTCTTGCTATGATGCTAGATGAAAGGGCTAAGACATCTCAAATAAAAGTTCCCATTCCTACATTGGGTACAGTTGCTATGGGTACTATTAGTTCTATTAGTTCAAAGCAACAAGCAAGGGCATTGAGGTCAGGTGGAATACCAGTTTATGATAGTAGTTCTTCTATGTTTGATGCTGATAAAGATTATAGAGGGGTTGTAAAAGATGGTCGTTTTTCAGGTGATTCTTCTTTTAGTCCTATAGGTAGAAGTGAGGGTGTAACGAGAACTGAGTCAGGATCTTATTCTGTTTCTGCTAAGTCTGATGATGGTGGCAATGATAGTCCTACAGAAGAGATAATATCTCCATCTCCAAAAGACATGACAACACCGAAGCCAAAAGCTCCATCTATATCTACTGCATCAAGAAGAGCATTGATATCAGGTGCTGGTGGTGGTGCATTAAGAAGAAATCTTTTATGAAACTAGACTACAAACCCCCAGGGGCAGTAGCAAAAGCATTTATGAAAGATGGTTCTTTTGTACGTGGTATAAGAGGGCCAGTCGGAAGTGGGAAATCTGTTACTTGTTGTATGGAAATAATGAGGAGATCAGTTGCCCAACAGCCCAATGATCAAGGTGTAAGAAAGAGTCGTTGGGTTATTATTAGAAACACAAATCCACAACTTAAAACTACAACTATCAAAACATGGAGAGATTGGTTTGACGATAGTTTGGGTCGTTTTGTGTGGTCGCCACCATATACACATAATGTATGTTTTGCTCTTGGAGATAAGACTACAGTAGAGCTAGAGGTAATATTTTTAGCTTTGGATAAGACTGAAGATGTAAAAAAGTTATTATCTTTAGAGTTAACTGGTGTTTGGGTAAATGAAGCTAGAGAGATAAATAAAAATATAATAGATGCTTGCACTATGCGTGTAGGTAGATATCCATCAATGAGGGAGGGTGGCCCATCTTGGTATGGTGTTATTATGGACACAAATGCTCCAAGTGAAGATCACTGGTGGGGAATTGTAGCTGGTGAAGTACCAATACCTGAGTACATGACACAAGAAGAAAAGCTGCTTATGGTCAAGCCTGACGATTGGAATTTCTTTTCACAACCATCTGCTATGTTTGAGAAAAAAGATGTACATGGCAATTTATCAGGATATGAAGCTAATTTACAATCTGAGAACAGGGTAAACTTACAAAATGAATATTATGACAAGATAATTTTGGGTAAAGCTCCTTCTTGGGTAAAAGTATATGTATTAAATGAATACCAAGCCTTATTAGATGGTAAGCCAGTTTATCCTACATTCAGAAGAGATACTCATGTTTCTAATGAGCCATTAGTGCCATCAGAAACCAACGATGTAATTGTTGGCATTGACTTTGGTAGATCCCCATCAGCTGTCTTTTGTCAGCAGTTGCATTCTGGAAAATGGATTATATTCCATGAGATAATTGGCAAAGACATGGGTGCTATAAGATTTGCAGATATATTGAAAAAAGAAATATCTAAAAACCAATGGGATAAGCACACATATAAATTTATTGGTGATCCAGCTGGTAATCAAATGGCACAGACTTCTGAGCATACACCATTTATGATGTTGCGAGCATCAGGGATTAATGCTTATCCAGCACCTACAAACGATATATCTATAAGAGTAGAGGCAGTTGAATCTGTAATAAATAGAATGACAGATGGTTTTCCATCTCTTACAGTCAGCCCTACTTGCACTAATTTGATATCAGGGTTTGAGGGTGGTTATCAATTTAAGAGAATGTACTATATGGGATCAGAAAGATATGAAGAAAGACCTGATAAAAACAGATTTTCACATTGCCATGATGCATTACAATATGCTTTCTTAGGAGGAGGTGAGGGTCGAAAGGTAATGTTAGGTGGTCAAAGAGCAGCTACTGCGACTGTTGTTGAAAGAACAAGTAATCCGTTTGATAGAATGAAACGAAGAAATAATAAAAATAGTAGATTTGGAAGGCAAATGGCTAGATGAAGTGGATAATTTGCTTTTGTGATAGTAAAAATATAGGTTTATGGAAGCTATTTACCAAATATCGTGCTGGATTCACTCATGTTTATGCTGTTAGATACGATCCTGAGTTAGAATTGTGGCAAAAGGTAGAAATTACTACAAATGGTTTTGATTTTCAGAGTTTAAAAGGTGAAAAAGCTACAGAATTAGTGTTAAATATGCATTTATGCAACACTTGTGTAGAGGTAGATATAAAAGATTATCCTATTTATATACCAAGATTGTTTTATTGTGTTAGTTTTATAAAACATCTGTGTAATGTCCGTAAGTTTTGGATATGGACACCTTATCAGTTGTATTGTGAATTGCTTAAAAGAAAAGGTTCAATAATATTTGAATCAAAAGATTTATTGGAGTCATCACATGGGTAGTCTATTTTCAACACCAAGAGTTGCACCTGATCCTGAATTAGCCAAGCAAAAAGCAGAACAAGAACGAATTAACAAAGAAGCTGCTGCTGATCAGAAGTTTCAACGAGAAGAAAAGGTAAGAAAGTTAGCAAGTAATAAAATTGGACAAAAATCCCTACAAGACGAAGATGTAGAAGGTTTTACTGGATATAGACGTAATCTTACCAAGTCTAAAACTATGGGAGGAAGCTACAATGCGTAGTGAATATGGTGGAGATTCAGGCAAAGCACCAGCTGGTGGTCAATCTGGAGATCGTGCCGAATACCAAAAAGTAATGAATCGATTCAAAAAAGCCAAAGGTAGATGGCAGAATTGGTCTGATATATGGGAAGAGATATATGATTATGTATTACCACATAGAGAAAGTTTTTTCGGTGAGTATGCTGGTCAAAGACGAACTGAGAATATTTATGATGAAACAGCAGTAACTGGACTCCCTAGATTTGCCTCAAGACTTCAGCTTGGCTTTTTTCCTCCAAATGGTCGAGCATTTAAACTAGCCCCAGGCCCTGAGTACCCAGCAGAGAGCATCAACTCTCAGCTATTGAAAGAACTTGATGATATTACGGAACTACTACATGAAGGGCTAAGAAATAGTAATTTCAATTCCGAGTTTCATGAAGGTCTTCAAGATTTAGGTATAGGTACGATGAATATGCTTGTTGAATCAGGACGTTTTACAGGCGATCTCCATTTTACTGCTGTACCACCAAATAACGTGGCACTTTTATCAGGTGCTATGGATCAAGTGACTGATTGGTTTCGATGGAATTACGACTGTGAAATTACAGATGTAAAGCATAGATATCCTGATGCAAAGTTTAGTAAGGACAT